TACAACTCAAGCTGTCATGCGATTTAGACAAGGTGGATTAATTAATCACCCAGAAGATTATCAAGATGAGCCAGTAGCTCAAACAAGGAGGACGTATTACTAATGTTTGGAAAACAAAAAAAAGGAACATCACCAATACTTTTGAAACCGATACCAACGGTAAAAGGTAAAAAATTAAAATCAACACCGATTAAAGATAAAAAGAAAAAGTAATGCTTAGAACGATTTATCAAATATTATTAAAAGCTTTAGGTAAAGACCATCCAACAGTTAGAAAAATAGCAAAAAATTTAGCGGATCAATCTGATAAAAAAGTTACAAGCATCCCAACTAAAACAAAAACTCCAGAGATTGCAACGGGTGATTTAGATGTTGAGAGAGGTTCAAAAGAAACAATAGAAAAACTTATAAATCAATTTGGTGAGCTATCTGATCTTAAAGAAAAAGGTGTAAGTCGATTACCGATCGATCAACAAGGTAATGCGTTTAGAAACGCAAAACGATTAGAGAGAAAATTATTACAAGATAAACAAGGTATCATGGGAACCGATACTGCAAAAGTTTTTGACATGGATACCGGTAGAGAGGTTGGTGAAAAAGGAATTAAGAGTCTACTCAGAGAAAGAGGCCGAAAAACACGACCAGGTGAGGAAGGTATTATTGGAATGGCTGAGGATATAAAAGATCAGGCACGTATGATAGGACAAGATTTAAAACCAACAAGCAATAAAGATTTTCTTTTTGGTAGTCAGCCACGTGATCGATTGATTGCAGATAAACTTGGACCAGAGGCAAAGAAAATGCTGCAAGAAAAAACTCCCGATTTTTTTACAATGGGCGATGATTACTACCAAGCAAACAACGCAAGAATTATTAGACAAGCTTATAACAATTATCCACCTGACAAAGCTGATAAGGTTGTCGGTTATTATAATAAATTATCTCAAGAGGATAAATTAAGAAGATTAGCGGTCGATACAGCACAAACTCCAGAATCAATTCTGCTCCCTGCAACAAGAGCGGTATTAAAAAAGTTTTCTGATGAAGGTAAAATTAAATTATCACCTGACACGTTAAGATCGTTTAAAGGTCAAGGTGGTGCAAACACAATTGATCAATTTGAAAAAATTTTTGGTTTTGATAATTTAGAAGTTCTTGATGACTACGTCGCAAATGTTGCAATGGGAAGAGCTAAAACAGCTGAAGAGTTAGCAGAAAATTTTGTTAAAGATTACTCTAGTAGAATAAATCCAAGTTTACAAAAAAGAACAGGTGGTGTGTTAACTCCAAGAGTAACGGATAGACAAATATTAACGGATAGAGAAAAGGCTCAGTTTTTAACAAACACTGGCGATGATGGTAATCCATTGACACCAGAAGCACTTGATTATTTAAAAAGAAACATTGAGGCTAATGATCCATTTATTACTAAATATATTATGCAATACTCACTGCCAAAAGTTAGAGGTGAGAAAGCAACCAACTATATTAAAAATTTACCTGATGGTTACGATCCACCAGATGAAGTTAGAGCGGTGCTTGATTTTAAACCAAAGACACCAGATCCTGATCCAGAGTTGTTTGCAAAAGGTGGCCTTGCCTACATGATGGGAGAATAACCCATGGAGATTAATAAATTTAATCAAACAATGAAATACCTGACACGACCTGCAGAGCGTCCAGCTCGAATATTGTCAGATGATCCAATTGAAACACCACCAGTTTTTAAAACTAGTGATCCTAAAGAAGCTATTAAAGAAGTTATTAGAAGAACAGAAGGTCCGGTTCCTGGCATTGGAATAGCACCTGGTATTAGTTTTAATCCACTTGGAACCGTTGAAGATCAAGACCCATCACTTACAGGAAAATTTGGTGTTGGCGGTGGAGAATTAGAGTTTGGTGTTAAAGAAGATGAAGGTTTTATAGGATTTAGAAAAGAGTTTGAGGAAGGTGGCGTGATTGGTGAAGACGGAATGTTTGAAGGAGAAGATTTAGGAACAAGAGAGGGTTTTGCAGAAATAAAAACTAAAGGTGTAATTAAATTACGAGACTTAGCGAAGTTGTTTGAAGAGTATGGTATTGATATTAGTCCTCGAAATATTGCAGCAAGAGTTAAGAATTATGGTATTAAAAGACCTAAAAATGTTACAGTTGAGTACCGCGAGGGCCCTGGAAACAAATACAGAAAAACAGTTGCCCTAAAAAATCCAAAAGCTTTTTATATTAAACCAACAGTATCTGAATTAAAGCAAATAAAAAAACAATACGATATGAAGCAACTTAAATTTTTTAGAGGTGGGGCAGGTAAAGAAGCATTTAAAAAACGAGAGGCAAGAGCCAAAGAGCTTTTGAAAGAAGGTAAAACACAAACAGAAGCAAATAAAATTTTAAAAAAAGAATTTAATATTAAAAGTATGTCTTCAACTTTAGAAAAATTAAGCAAAGAATTAAAAAAAGAAGGTGTTAAAATTAAATCAGGAAGAGAATCTGAAGTTAAAACACCTGCATCAAAATTTGCTAAAGACAGACGTCTATTACAAAAAGCAACTTCTGATCCTTATATTGAAAAAAAAATTAGAGAATCAAAAAAAGTTGCGGGTTTTGGAAATATTGATTTGGCACATAGATCAAGCATGAGACAAAATAAAAGACTAGGAACAAAAATTTTAAGTGATACTTTGGGACTAGATCCTCCAGAAGTGAATAGAAAAATAATTAAACCATTAGAAAATAAATTAGAAAAACTTTATCAAAAACAATCCAAACTTGTTAAAAAAATTAAAAAAGAAGGCACATCATCTACATTAAGAAAACAATTAGAAACTGTTAATAAACAAGTTTCTGATGTTGTAGCTAAAACTGATGGGAGGCTTCAAGGTATTTTAGTTGATGAAATTAATTTAAAACCTAAAATAATTGGTATTGATTATTCAAAATCTTTTGGTGCAGGAGTTATACCAACAAAACCTATTTCTAAAATGACTCCATATGACATTGAATTAGGAGTGAGGCAGATGAAAGGTCAAATGCCTATAGTTAAACAAAGTGACTTAAAATCAACACAAATGTTAAATCGATTAAACAATCAATTATCTATGAATCCTCTTCCTGCAGAAGAATTGTCTAAAGCTTCTTCTGCTGTTGCACGAGGTTTAAAGAATTTAAAACTTCTTAGACCTCTCGGGTATCAAACAGGTGTTGGTGGTGCCCTGATTGGTCCTTTAGACTTTCTTGGTGGTAGACCGGTGAGTGAAATATTATTAGATATTCCAACTCTTGGTATAGCAGGTCAATCACTTCGCGCACAAAGATTGAAACAAACAGTAGGGCCAGAGGTATTCGATAAAATACAAGAGCAACGTGCTGCAAGATCCGAGGGTGTTGGTGGAATAGAGTCTACTATGTTTGAAGACTTTGGTGTTGATGAAACACCGTTAGAAGAAGCCATTCAAGCTAGAGCAGATAGAGAAGCTGAAGTTGCAAAAACAAGAAAAATACAAGATGTTAGTGAGATGGACATTATGGGGTTACCAAACGCACTTAAAAAAGATAGAGAACAAGAAATAAAAAGAGACGAAAGTTTAGATGTAGATGACACAGAATTCCTCTAAAGGTAAAAAATCAGGTCCACCACCAGAAAAAGGTCCAGCTTCACAAGGGTTGAAGTTTACTAAAAAACCCTATACAACCGAAAGATTGGAGAGATTATATGGGAGAAATAGACAAGTCATTACCAAACGTTAAACAAGAAGTTAACATTGATCCACAGGAAATAGAACAAGCAATTTCTGAGGATCAACAGATTGCAGAAAAAGAAGGTGCGCCAGTTGATGTTCAAGAAAATGAAGATGGTAGTGTTGATATAAATTTTGATTCTGGACTTGGATCCCAACCACAATCATCAGAACATTTTGCAAACCTTGCAGAACTTTTACCCGATGACGTTTTAGGAAGTTTAGCTTCAAGCCTAATGGGTAACTATCGTGATTATAAGATGTCCAGAAAAGAATGGGAAAAATCTTACACGGATGGTTTAGACTTATTAGGATTTAAATATGACAATCGTACCGAACCCTTTAGAGGTGCGTCAGGTGCAACCCACCCTGTTTTAGCAGAAGCAGTGACTCAGTTCCAAGCTTTGGCGTACAAGGAATTATTACCTGCTGATGGTCCAGTAAGAACACAAGTTTTAGGAATCAGCACACCACAAAAACAACAACAGTCTCAACGTGTAAAAGATTACATGAACTATGAAATCATGAACAATATGACAGACTATGAACCTGACTTTGATCAGTTACTATTTTATTTACCGCTAGCAGGATCTGCATTTAAAAAAATTTACTACGATGAAGTTGAAGGACAAGCCGTTTCTAAATTTGTACCTGCAGATGATTTAGTGGTGCCTTACTCGGCAACTTCTTTAGCGGATGCAGAATCCATTATTCATGTTGTACGTATGTCGGAAAATGATTTACGAAAACAACAAGTGGGTGGTTTTTACAAAGACATGGAGTTGACTCCAGGACCTGTGAATGAAACTGAGGCAGAGAAAAAAGAAAGAGAACTTGCAGGTGAAAGAAAAACAAAAGATGGCGGTGTGTTTACATTATTAGAATTTCACACTGAAATTGATCTTGAAGGTTTTGAAGATGTAGATGAAGATCAAGAACCAACAGGAATTAAACTTCCTTACATTATTACCATTGAAGAAGCATCAGGACAGATTTTATCAATTAGAAGAAATTATGAAATTGGTGATGTGAAAAGAAAACCAATTCAATACTTTGTACATTTTAAATTTTTACCAGGACTTGGTTTTTATGGTTTTGGATTAATTCACATGATCGGTGGATTATCAAGAACAGCAACCGCTGCTTTACGACAACTATTAGACGCTGGAACTTTATCCAACTTACCCGCAGGTTTTAAACAACGAGGCATCAGAATACGTGATGATGCACAAGCCATACAACCAGGAGAGTTTAGGGATGTTGATGCACCCGGTGGAAATATTAAAGATTCATTTATGATGTTACCTTTTAAGGAACCATCTCAGACATTATTACAGTTAATGGGGGTCGTAGTTCAGGCAGGTCAACGCTTTGCTTCTATAGCGGACTTGCAAGTGGGCGATGGGAATCAAGGAGCAGCTGTGGGTACGACCGTTGCGCTCCTAGAACGAGGCAGTCGTGTGATGTCAGCTATTCACAAAAGACTGTACTCTTCGTTAAAAGTTGAATTTAATTTACTTGCTAGAGTTTTTAAACTTTATCTACCACCGGAATACCCCTACGACGTGGTAGGTGGACAACGCTTCATCAAGCAAAATGACTTTGATGACAGAGTTGATGTCTTGCCAGTTGCAGATCCAAATATTTTTTCACAAACACAGCGTATCTCCCTTGCGCAATCGGAACTGCAACTCGCAACTTCAAATCCTGGAATACATAACCTGTATCAAGTTTACAGAAATATGTATGAAGCACTGGGTGTAAAAAATGTTGACCAGATATTAAAACAAGAAGCACCACCTGCACCAAAAGATCCAGCGTTAGAACAAATTGATGCGATGGCAGGAAAACCTTTTCAAGCGTTTCCAGGTCAAGATCACAGAGCTCACATTACTTCGCATTTAAATTACATGGCCACTAACATGGCAAGAAATGCACCCTTAATTATGGCAGCTCTACAAAAAAATATTTTAGAACGTATTTCTTTGATGGCACAAGAACAAGTTGAAATAGAATTTAAAAATGAAATTCAACAACTTGCAATGATGTCACAAAATCAACAAGCGATGGCAAACCCTGAAATGCAAATGCAAGCAAGAATGTTATCAGAAAAAGTAGAATCTAGAAAAGCAGTGTTGATTGCAGAGATGACAGAAGAATTTAGAAACGAAGAAAAGAAAATTACTTCACAATTTGATAATGATCCTGTTGCAAAACTACGATCTAGAGAGTTAGACCTACGTGCACAAGAAAATGAGAGAAAACGTATGGAAGGAGAAGAGAGATTGAACCTAGATAAGATGAGAGCGATGATGAACCAAGAAAATCAAGACGAAAAACTAGAACAAAACGAGGATTTAGCAAAATTAAGAGCTAATACATCGATTGAAAAGACAATTTTGTCAAAAACTTTACCAAGCAGTAAAGATATGATGGGAAATGTAGCAATTATCAGAGGTAACGATGACTCAAACTAAAAAACAAGACAAAAAAATCGCAAAAGTTATGCGAGAGTTTAAAAAAAAGAAATTAACTATTGGAAAATCAGATAAAAAAGTTAAAAATCGTAAACAAGCAATAGCAATTGCTCTAAATAGAGCAGGTGTAAAACAAAAAGGTAAAGCATAATGTGGTTATCAGCAATAAAACTAGCAGTTTCTACGGGTAGTAAGCTTTATGCTAATAAACAGAGAACTAAAGAGGCTATGTCTAATGCAAGATTACTGCATGCCGAGCGTATGGCCCGTGGAGAGGAAGCTTACCAAGGTAAATTATTAGAGGCTAGACAAAATGATTGGAAAGATGAATTTGTCTTGATCCTATTGTCAATTCCGATTATAGTACTTGCTTGGGCAGTAATCAGCGATGACCCGGCTGCAATGCAAAAGATAGAATTATTCTTTGAATATTTTTCTAATCTTCCGAAATGGTTCACCAATTTGTGGATCCTTGTCGTGGCGAGCATTTTTGGTATAAAGGGTACACAAATATTTAGAGGAGGAAAATAATGGCAAATCCAAGATACAACACACAAACAACAAATAGACGTGGCGCTATGAAAGGCGGACGTATGAAAAAAATGGGCGGCGGCATGATGATGAAAAAAAGAGACATGCTAAAAAACGGATCAAAACCAGTCAGTAAAAGTAAAAACCCAGGTTTAGCTAAAATGGCTAAAACAGCAAAAGGAAAAATGGCTGTTAAAAAAATGGGTTTTAATCCAGATAGAATGGTGGCTAAAAAAGGTGGTAAAGCGTAATGTTAAAAAAAGTTAGATCAGTTTTAAAAAACGTTTTATGTAAAATACTTTGTATTAAACAATGTATGTGTAAGAGGAGAAAATAATGAGTGTTACTAGATTAATTGGTGTGGGCAAGGCTTTAAAAGGCTTTGGAAAAGCTATGCAAAAGGGTATCCAAAAAAAGTCAGGGGACATCCGAAAAGAGTCTCTTGCTGAAAAAGCTTTTAGAGAGGGAAAGTTGTCCCCATCTAAGGAGGATTTAAAAAAAGCAACTAAAGTATTTAAAGGTAGTAAAAAAGACAAAAACATAATAGCAAAAAAATCTAAAATACAAAAAGAAAAAGTATTAAAACAATTTAAAAAAAATCCTAAAATAGACGAAATGTTAGAAAAAGTTTTAAAAGAAAAAGGTAAAAAATAATGACTAAACTTTGTCCAAGAGGTAAGGCCGCAGCCAAGCGAAAATTTTCTGTTTATCCTTCAGCATATGCAAATGCCTATGCGAGTAAAATTTGTGCAGGTAAAATTAAAGATCCATCTGGTGTAAAGAGAAAAGATTTTAAAGGACGTAAACCAAAAGCCGTTGGTGGTAGAGTTTATAAGGCTGCTGGTGGATTAATGGAAGCGACTCAAAAACTTAGAAGACAAGGTAAAATGGGTGGAGGCATGGCTCAACTTTCAGGTTTTGGAAAAGCTAGAACAAGATAATGAAAAAGAAAAAACAAAAAAGATTCATAGCAAAAGGTTGTGGGAAAGTTTTAAATAACAGAAGAAAGAAAACTGTAATTGTAAAGGCGGCCTAGCATGGCTAAAAAAGGTCTTGATGATTGGTTCAAACAAAAATGGGTCGACATAGGATCTAAAAGAAAGGATGGATCTTTTGCCAAGTGTGGAAGGTCGAAACAAAAGAAAGACGCGAAAAGAAAGTATCCAAAATGCGTCCCGCTTGCGAA